CCGTCGTTTTAAATAACGGAAAAACCCCTGTAAATTTATTAATGCCGCTATGAGCGAAGAACAAAACTGGAGAATCCATACGCTATATTTTTGTCTTATAGTAATCATTCTATTGCTTAGTATATAGCATTTTAAAGCCGTTTAAGGCACTTTTACCACTTTTTTATATCAATATACTATAGAGCTATCAAGGTTTCTATATCTAACAAAAGCGTTTTAAACAATTATTTTGTTAATAACTCTGTATATAATTATGTCAATATCTTTTTTTTTATGTATCTTTACACCGACAAAAAAGTTTAACAAAAAAAACTAAAATGAAAACAAATTTTAAAATGAAAGAAGCAACAAACAAAGAGGAAGCTATTATATCTATATTAGATGTAGTAGAAGAAAATCCTGTTTGGCTTAACAAAATTAGTAACGGCTTATTAATACTGGTAAGAGCTATTGAGCCGTGTAACAAAAAATTTCTATTAGACAAATCAGTAGACGAACAAGTTATTGATCTGTTTGTAGAGATTAAAAAAGAGTATTATAATTTTAAAGACAATCAATCATGGAGTTAAAAGAGAAAATTGAACAAGAAAGATTAGCGTTAGAGTATATGGAGAACGAATTAATTTGTGAAGATTTCCATTTCTATAATAATGGAATCTATAAAACAATATCAAGTTTGTCTAAGGAGGGTTGGTTGGCTGACTTAAAAAAGATCGAGCCGATGATTAGAATTTTCGGAACTAGAGACGAAATTGAAAAAGCTCTAGACAATTATATTGAAATGACAGGTTACAATCTTGATGAGTGTTATTCTTATGAAATTGAAGAAGAAGGATCTTTTTTTTATGATAAAGAAAGGAATATAAAAATAGCTGAAAATTTAAAATTGTATAAAAAACTATACATGGAACAAAATTTAGGCAAATTAAAAGGAAAGGAAAATAACGCTTTAATAACTACGATATGAATTTTACTGAACAAGATATTGACGCCAAAGTAGGCAGTGTTGAAATACACCAAGATAGACCAGATGAGTTAATAAATAAAACAATGTATGGTATTAACACTTTTCAAGCCCATGAAGACGAGATATATTTAAGAGGAAAAGACGAATATGATAACGACTTTCAAATTTGTTTTAATTCTTACGATTTTTTAGAGTGGATTGATAAAGAAAAAATAGATTACATTAAGGAGCAATTAACCAAATACATACAAAAAAAATGAAACAAACGATGACGTTTTACGATTTTCAACGATGGTTTGAAAATAACCGCCCGAACAATTTTAGTTATGAAGGATTGCAAGCATTATTCGATTACTTCGAAGAATTTGAAGAAGGAACAGGAGAAGAATGGGAATTCGACGGAATAGCTTTATGTTGTGATTTTTCAGAATACGAGGATCTTGACGAATTCAAGGCAGAATATACTTGCGAAGAATATCAAGAGATCGAAGATTGGGACGGCGTCGAAGATTATACGATGACAATACCATTAAGCGGTAAAGGTTGTATAATTCAAAACTTTTAAAAATTAATTTGTATATTTAACCCGCTCTTTAAGGTGCAGCAAAACGTTCTTTGATTCTGTAGTTAGCCCAAATCTGACTGCAAGCTGCACGAATAAGAGCATAAAAAAACTAAAATGAGAACTGAAAAAATTAAAGAAAAGTATTTACATTATGGACTGGAAAAGGAAGATGTATTTAAACATCAGCACTACGTTATAATAACCAGATCCGGAATCGACAAAATTCAAGCTATAGAAGGTATAGAAATAGATTACGAAGTTATAAATTGCGAAAGAGATTTTTGTGTTGTTAAAGCTCACGCAAAAAAAGGGGACGCAGAAACATTTATACAAACGTTCGGATCTGCTTTAAAAGGCGAAGGATTTAAGGACGGCAACTGCAATACGTGGTATGTTATGGAGATGGCTGAAAAACGAGCGATGAGTCGTGCTGTTTTAAAACTTACTGGCTTTTATGAGCTAGGAGTATTTGGAGAAGACGAAAGCGAAAACTTTAAAAGGGAATAGTATAGGTAGCGGGAAGGTTAGATAATACTAAAATTAATAATCAGCAGTTATACTTTGTGGCGTTATCAATTCCTTCCTGCTTCCTTTTTTTAATAATTAAATAAATAATAAATCATGGAAGTAAGAGGTAAATTAATCAAAAAATTAGAGTTAGAAACAGGAACAAGCAAATCTGGTAAGGACTGGAAAAAGCAAATCGTTATAATTGATAACGGCGATGAGTTTAATAACATTACAGCAGTCAGTGCTTTTGGCGATGATAAGATCAAAAGTTTAAATAAACTCGAAGTAGGAATGAAAGTAGCAATTTTATGTAATGTTTATTCGAGAGAATACAACGGGAAGTATTATCATAATATAGATGGATATCATTTTACGAATCAAAGTAATGTTAAAGAGTTAGGTAAAAATGCACAACCAGTAGGATTAAAACAACAAAATGATTTTGTTACTACTGATGATAATGATATGCCATTTTAAAATGATAGAAGAAATTAACTTTAAAATTTTATGTGATCTGACTACAAATTTAGTCGGATTACGAAAGGGGTGTCTCGCTTTTAAAAGTAGAGAACAAAAATATCAAGTTCCTAGATCAGTGGCTAGTGTAGTTGCTAGAATGGTGGATAAGACAAATCGAAACATAATTGCTAAAGAACTTAAACGTAACAGGACGGTAGTTTATCATTATGAACGCAAGCATGAGTTTAATTATAGATCTTATCCGAAATATCGAGAAACATTTAATAAGGTATATAACGCCTATTCTAATTTACAAGGTGCTAAAAGAACGTTTGTTAACTCGGATCAACTAGAACAATATCTAAATGGTAATGGCGTTTATAGTGGACAAAAAACACAAACTACAATCCGAATAAAGTCAGGTATGGCAGAAATTGATATTCATGTTTCATATAAGGATTTTTACGAAATGTTAGAAAAATGCAAAGTAGTGATGACTGATTGTAATTATAATCTGGAGATTATATGAAAGAAAAACCTAACTATTATGGAATAATTCCTGCTAGGGTAAGATATAGCAAAAAAATAACGCCGAACGCGAAATTACTTTACGCTGAGATTACAGCATTATCACATAAGGACGGAAATTGTTGGGCTAGCAATAAATACTTTGCAAATCTTTACGAAGTTTCTGCGGTTACAATAAGTAGATGGATCAGTAGTTTAGTTAAGCATAATTTTATTAAAAGGAAAATAATTTATATAAAAGATACTAAACAGATTGATAAGAGGTATTTACAGCTTTGTTATGACACTATTAACAATTCTGATACCACACCCCTTGACGATATTGTTAAAGGTAATAATACAAGCTCTAATAATACAAGATCTAATAAGATAAATATAGAAATAAGGAAAATTAATTTTAAAAATCAAGTTTCATTATTAGATTACCCAGTAGGTTTACAAAAAGAATTTTGTGATTATTGGTGCGAACAAAACCAGAGCAAAACCAAAATGAAATTTGAAATGCAAAAAACATTTGATGTAAATTTGAGATTAAAAAGATGGTGCAAAAACAATCAAAACTGGAACAAGCCCAAAACTATGTCTAAATTAGATAGTCAGATTAATGCGTGGCAAGAAGCAAAAAAATTATTATGAAAGTATTAATGCAAGAAAACATAAAAGATTTAACGGAAAAAGTTTTGGATTTAGTAGCAAAAACCTCAGTAGAAATTGGGCATAAGTCAGATCCACAAACGATGGCAAGTCTGAGTAAAATTTTTGCTCAGGATTTAATCAGAGAAAAACGATTTGGAAGAATGACGTTTAATCAGGTTGAAGACGCTTTTCATTATGGAGTTAGATTTGGTAAAGACGAACCTTTTTTAAATATAAGAACTTTTTATAAGTGGGTTTATTCTCACAAAAAGGAACGATTAGATAATGCGTATTACGAAGTAAAAACTTTAGGAAAAGATCCTAAAAATGTGCCGTTTTATCAAGAACCAGTAAAATTACTAAAATGATAGGTTGGGTATTGATAACGGCTGTTTTAATGTTTATGATAAACAAACTAAAAGAATGAAATTATATTACACAAATCAAAAGAAATTGCCGTCTAAATTTGGTGGCGATATGTATTACTTATTTTTCAATGATGGCGAAAAATCTTACAGAAGTTGTATTTATACAGCGTTCAGAAATTATGCAAAATGGGAACGATTAATCCGTAACATAAAAAAAGGAGACATCGTATTAAATTTAGTTTTAAAATCTAAAGGAATGATCGACGCTGACAGCACGCCAAAATATGGCGGAAACATATATGAAAACAATATCTAAACTAAAAAAAGATCTGGACAAATGGTTCAGTTTATTTATAAGACTAAGAGACGCTACAGAGGAAGGTTTGTGTCAGTGCATAACTTGCTCGAAAGTGTCGCACTACAAGTCCGGAATGCAGTGTGGGCATTTTCAATCCAGACGCTTTATGACAACTAGATATGATGAGCAAAATTGTAGCACCCAGTGTGTTGCTTGTAATATGTTCCGAGGAGGAGAGCAGTTTAAATTTGCCTTAGCTATTGATAGTAAATACGGAGACGGAACAGCTTTAGAGTTAGAATATAAAGCTAGAAAGATTCAGAAATTCAGCAGGGTAGATTATGAAGAAAAGATAAGTTATTACAAAAGTGCTGTTGATAAATTAAAAAAAGAAAAAGGTATACAATAATTTTTTTAATATCTTTGACACATGCGGAGCCCAATTTATTCAAGTCAAAAACATAAATCGATAATTGACGCTTATATAACCATGTGCAAACAATTCGCAGAAGAAGTAGCAAGCAAAAGACGATACCAAAATTACTTAGAGGTTTTAGACTTAATCACAGAATACTCAAATGGGTATGGTAGTGGTGTAAGGGAGAATAATTTTTACGATTGGATAATGATAATACCTATAAACTTATCAGTTGCAACAGCAGGATTTTTTGCAGGGATAGAAACAAAAACAAATGCTCCTGTTGTTAGAGCTTATAAGGTTGTGTTGGATCAGATGCTACAAGAAACAGTAGATAAGTTAGATGATTTAAAGCCAACTAATGACTGAAATCTATATTGAAATATCTAAGCTAACAGATAAATTTAGAACGATGGCTTATGGATTAACAACAGATGAAAACAAAATAAATGAAGCAGTGCAGGAGCTGATGTTATATTTTTTACAAATGAATCCAGATACGATAAAAAGCATATATGATAAAGACGGAATAGATGGAATTATAAGATATGGTGCGGTTGCATTAAGACGAGCGTTAACAAGCACTAGAAGCAATTTTTATTATAAATATGAAAAATACTACACTCACATAGATAGCTCGGTGTTTACGATCACCTCAACAAATAGCGATGATTATATTTGTCCGGAAGATTGTAGATATAAAAATATCGCAAACTTTCCAGAAGAAAATGAAAGAAACATACAACTCGAAAGGTTGGAGGAGATTGATCGAATTCTAGACGATGTTTATTGGTATGATCGTGAGGTTTTCAAATTATACTATTACAAAGGAAATACGCTCGATAGTTTAGCAGCAAAAACTAAAATAAGTCGAAATAGTTTATTTACGACTATAGATAAAGTAAGAACATTAATTAAAAACGAAATAGATGAAAATGTATGATCCTATAAAGAACAATAGTTTTGTTATGCAATTTGGATTTAGTTATCCGTTATATATAATTAACAGAGTAGTAAGAAGAAACTAATGAATTTTTTTGTTCCTGATAATGTCTATAAAGACAGGATAGCAATTTGCAAAGATTGTAATTTTTACTCCAGTCTGTTAGGTAATTGTAAGGTGTGTAAATGTTTTATGAAAGTAAAAGCAAGAATTGCGCCAATGGGTTGCCCGAAAGGATTTTGGGAAAAGACAACAGGAATTAAAACACCAGAAGAACTCCCAAAAGATATAATAGATGAGATATTATATGTGGGAGAAAATTTGATAAGAGGTAGATTTAAAGATCATGATATAAAAGCAAAAGCGATAACATTATACAATACGATCCATGCGACTAACTATTCGACAGGAACAAATTGCGGATCATGTTTATCTACGACGTTTGATGGTATAAAAAAACTATTTAATAAATATAAAGATGAGTAAAGAAGATTATAAAAAAAACCCGCAGCCCGCCTATTACACGGGAAAAGTTTACGGGTATTCAGCTAAATGTGTAGTAGAAGATTTTAATTTAACGTATAATTGCGGAACGGCAGTTACGTATCTTTTACGAGCAGGAAAAAAGGAAGGGAACTCAGCAGAACAGGATATACAGAAAGCAATTAATCATTTGCATTTTGAACTAGACAAATTATATAATGACAATCTATAAGTGCGAATGCGGTAATACCGAAGAAATAGGAAAGCAGACTCTAGCACTAAGAGATGGTAGATGGCGGACTATACAAGCTTTATGTGATTGCGGAAAATGGATGGAGTCTGAACCCGAAGAAGGAATGCCACAAATTAAAAGGACTGAAGAATCATTAAGTAGAAACAAAAGGAGAGATAAATTATGGGAAGGAGCAAAAGAAAAGTTTATCGGAGAGCGAGGAATTAATGACGATTTTTAAATAAAAACAATGTTTTTCTATTATATATTAAATTAATTTTGTATCTTTAAACTATGAAAATTTATACAAGCTATTATGGGAATATAAAAAAATTGCATAAAAACAATGTTATGCCAATTAGTGTTTCGGCATTTAATCCAAAACGATTAAAAGGCGAAATAAAATGTTCTTTAAAATATCTAGCACCAAGATATAAAATGTTTAAAATGACAGAAGCTCAATACATTCCGGAGTATCTAAATATCTTACAAAAAATTGATCCTAATCGGGTTATACAAGATATTAAACAAGCAACTCAAGGACAAGATTGTGCTTTAATGTGTTACGAAATACCAACAGATTTTTGTCATAGACACATGATAGCCGAATGGTTAAACAAAAAAACAAAATTTATAGTAGAAGAATGGTTTGAGGAGGTAAAAAAAGAAGAAGATAATCAAATACCATTATTTTAATATGCGTGAGTAGCTTAATAGTTAAAGTGCCTAGCAACCAGTTAGGAGATTCAGTGTCGAAACTGGCTCACGCTCTAAATTTTTAATATGTTTTTTGGAACAACGCCAAGTATAATATCTCAGTTTATTTATAAAGAGATAAAGAAGCACAACCCCAAAAGAGTAGTAGTGCCTTTTGCGGGCAATTTTGTTATTGAGCAAATCGCAGGACTAGTCTCTAAAGATATAGAAATTCTAAGCACAGATGTATCGATATATAGCAGAGCTATCGGATATGGTTTAGGAAACGTAGAAAGCGAGATAAAAATAAAAGATGAAATGCTTAATACGTTTGAGGTTTTAAAAAACAAAACGAGTCCAATAGAAATAGCAGCAGGAGTTATCTTTTTAACTGAAGCAGCGAAAAACCTTAGCAAAACAGGAATAGGATATTATGATATGCTACATAGAGACGCGGTAGCAAATCAGCAAATGTATTTTGACAAAATACTGGGCAAGCTAAATAAATTCAAAGAAACACTACCAGATAATTTCAAATTTTACGGAACAGACGCTTGCGAGTTAATAGATAACGACTTGCAGAAAAACGATTTAATTTTTTATGATCCGCCAGTTTTGTTAGGAGATTATGAAAAGATGTTTAAACACCTAGAAGATCAGTTGATATATACAGAACCGGAATATACAGAAATGAACGATGAGGTTAAAGATAATCAACTGACGACATTAAGTAAGGATCATATTGTCTATTACAGGCGTAATGATATAGGAAATACGCCAAAAGGTTATACAGAAGTATTAAGATACAGATATAAGAATCGTGGATATTATGCAGTTTACACAAATAAACCGCAAGAAAGATTTGTCGGTAGCTTTAAACCATTAAGAGAGGAGGTTAGAAATTATCCGATAATAAATGAAAAAGATATAATCAATAGAAAAAGCAAAATAGAATTTGTTCCAGTAAGTGGAAACATCGCTAACCATTACAGGTTGATGTGGGTAAAGAAAGCAGAAATGACAGATTCTGGTTATTCTTATTTAATGTTGTGCGATAAAAAAATCATAGGATTAGTAACGCTGCAAAGTGGATTAAAATTCTCATCTGATTTTGCACCTATATTTAGCGATCCGGCTGCACCTACAAGCAGATATAAAAGATTGTCTAAACTTATATTGTGGTTGATATGCACGGAGCAATTCTTAAAGCAATTCAACGATGTTACGATGTGGGAGCATTTAGGATTCACGACTAGAGTATTTACGAACGCTCCTGTATCAATGAAATACAGAGGAAAGTTTAAACTAAACAAAAGAGAGGAAGACAAAGATGGTAACTTCAAATACAAATTAATATACCAGAACACAGATAACTTATGTAAAACATATAAGCAAGCTCTGTCAGAATGGTTAGATAAATTCTCAAAAGACACCTACTAATGAAAGAAATCAAAGAACTTAACGAAAAGTTAGAAAAGCATAATATGTTAAAGATTAAATTAATTGATCCAAAAAAATGTATTGAGCAAAAAGTAAACGCCAGATATTTTACAGCAGAGAAAATGCACACGCTTACAAATAATGTAAAAGAATCCGGACATTTAGAAAGCGTTCCGTTAATATATGAAGAAGACGGCAAAGATTATATTATATCTGGACACCATAGAGTGCAAGCTGCAAGAGAAGCAGGACTTGAAAACATTTTAGTAATGATAGCTAAGCCAGAGGATAAAGATGATATAGTAAGCAAGCAGTTAGCTCATAACGAATTGGTTGGAATAGATGACGAAACAATTTTAGCTGAGTTATTTACGTCAATAGAAGATGTAAGTAAAAGAATAGCAACAGGAATTAATGATGATATTTGTAAGATAGATTATACAAGTTTAAATTTTAGAGTAGGAGAGTTTAAAGAATTTACGGTGTTATTTATGCCAGAAGACGAAGGATATACAGATGAGGTAATGAGCCAAGTAGCAGAGCAAATGAATGTAAAGTCAAGCTCAGCCGTAAGAGTAACGAACATTAAATACTGGGAAAGATTTGCAAATGTAATTAGGACTATAAAAAAATGCGAGAACATAAAATCAAATGGAACAGCGTTTATAAGAATGGTAGAATTAGCTGAGCAAATGATGGATTCAGAATTACACAAAATGCACACATAAAAAGATGAAGACAGAAAAAGACAAAAAAACATTTTTAAAAATACTAAAAGGAAACGGAGGTAATATCAATGACGCCTGTAATGCCACGAATATAGCAAGACGAACGATATACGTTTGGATAGAAAAGGAAAAATGGTTTAAAGAAAGTATAGAAGATATAAGAGAAACGTCAGTTGATAATGTAGAAAGTGCTTTATATAAAAACGCTATAGAAGGTAATACTTCAGCACAGATCTTTTATTTAAAATGTAAAGGAAAATCGAGAGGGTATGTAGAAAAGTCAGAATTAGATTTAACATCGGGAGACGAACCGATTAAGATTAATGTAAATATCAAGGGTGTTAAACATTGACGCCAACTTTACAAGAACACAAGAGCAAGCGATAGAGTATTTGTTTGACGACAAAACCACAGAAATTTTATTTGGAGGAGCAGCAGGAGGTGGGAAATCTTGGGTAGGTTGTGCATGGCTTATATTGATGTGTATTAAATATCCAAAGACTAGATATTTGATGGGTAGAAGTAAATTGGATAGCTTAAAAAAAACAACGTTCAATACTTTTTTAGAGGTATGTTCTGCATGGGGGTTAATCGCAAATAAGCATTACAATTTCAACGGATCGTCTAATATAATACAATTTTACAATAAGTCCGAAATACTTTTAAAAGATTTATTTTTATACCCGTCAGATAGAAACTTTGATTCGTTAGGATCACTGGAATTGACTGGAGTATTTATAGACGAATGTAATCAGATAACAGAAAAGGCAAAAAACATAGTGGCTTCGAGATTAAGATACAAGTTAGATGATTATGATTTAATACCTAAAATGCTAATGACTTGTAATCCGGCTAAAAACTGGGTTTATACGCAATACTACCGCCCTACCAAAGAAGGTAAACAAATGCCTTACAGAAAGTTTATTCAATCCCTAGTGGACGATAATGAGTATATATCTAAACACTACAAGGCACAGCTAGAAACGCTAGACGAATTAAGTAAGCAAAGACTATTGTTTGGTAACTGGGAGTATGACGCAACTAAGGATAGTTTAATGGATTATGACGCTATAATTAATATGTTTAGTCAGAAAGGAGTTGAAGGACAAAAATTTATAAGTTGTGATGTTGCAAGATTTGGAGCTGATAAGACGGTGATAATGTATTGGGAAGGGTTACACCTTAAAAAGATAAGAACGTTGCTTAAAAGCGGTATGGACGATGTTGTGAGGGAAGTTAGAGCAATACAGCAAGAGTTTGGAGTTCCGTTACGAAATATAATAATTGATGAAGATGGGGTGGGAGGAGGAGCAAAAGATTTTTTAAGATGTCAAGGTTTTTTAAACGGCGGGCGTCCATTAAAGAAAGAGAATTATCAAAACCTAAAAACGCAGTGTTATTACAAGTTAGCAGATCTAATAAACAAAGGGCAAATAGGAATAAGTTGTTCTGATGTAAATATAAAACAATATATTATTGAAGAATGCGAGCAGGTAAGAATGAAAGACGCTGATAAGGATAATGCTTTACAGATAATTCCTAAAGATTTAGTAAAAGATATTTTGGGAAGATCGCCAGACTATTCTGACGCTTTGATGATGAGAATGTATTACGAAATAGATGGGAATTTTGGAAAGTATTTTGTGCAATAGAAAACCCCCGCCAAGTATTACGACAAGAGATAGAAAGCGGGGGTTACCAACTAAAATGAATGCTGAACGCAGGGCAAAGATAAACAATTAAACTAAATACGCAACTTTTCTATTATATTATATATGAAGATTAAAATTAAGAAGGAAGGAAAAACAAAAACGTTCAGATTAATAAAAAGCTGGAAAGATGTAAACTTAGAAACGTTCTTAAAATTGATTGAATTCAAAAAAGGAACGAAAAGTTCGGAAGCAGAAGAAACGATTGCGGCGTTATCTGATATACCGAAAGATTTGATTAAAAGATTGGAGTTAAAAGATGTGGCAGCAATACTCCATGAAATATCAGAATTACAGGCAGTAGAAAAGACAGAGTTAAAAAGGATTATCGAAATAGAGGATAAGAGATATGGCTTCCACCCGAATTTAGATAATATAACGCTCGGAGAGTGGGCAGATCTCGAGACTTTCATTTCTACAGATGTGGAAAAGTATTTGCCAGAAGTGATGGCGATATTGTATCGTCCGGTAATAGAGGAAACAGATAGCGGGGTTTATACAATAGAAGCGTATGATGGGAATGTATCAATAAGGGCGGAAGAAATGAAGAAGATGTCAGCAGA